AATACAGAACTTGATGTTGGTACAGGAGCTACTACAGCTACTTTACCGCTTAAAGCGTTAGATATATCTCAGGATCCTGATAACGACGATGTTTCATCGGCTAACACCAATGTTCTTTGTGTGATTCAAAATCACATAATGGGACAGAAAGGTGCTGGTTTAGCTTAAGGAGATAAATTATGGCTATATCAAGAGCACAACTAGCGAAAGAACTAGAGCCTGGGCTTAACGCACTTTTTGGGATGTCCTATGATTCTTACGAGAACGAGTATGAAGATATTTTCGCAATCGAAGATTCAAACAGAGCATTTGAAGAAGAAGTATTAATTACAGGATTCGGTTCTGCACCTCTCAAATCTGAGGGACAAGGCGTACAATTTGACAACGCATCAGAAAGTTATACAGCTCGTTATACACACGACACAGTGAGTTTAGCGTTTGCTTTAACAGAAGAAGCAGTTGAAGATAATTTGTATGATTCACTCGGTAAGAGATATGTAAAAGCATTAGCAAAATCAATGGCTAACACTAAGGAAGTCAAAGGTGCTGATGTTCTTAACAATGCTTTCTCATCTAGCTTTACAGGCGGTGATGGTAAATCTTTAATTGCAACAGATCACCCACTTGCGGGTGGTGGTTCAGCTGCAAATAGAGCAACCACAATGGCTGACCTGAATGAAGCATCATTGGAAGATAATCTTATTGATATATCAACCTTTACAGATGACAAGGGATTAATTATTTCTGTACAAGCGGACAAACTTATTGTCCCACCACAATTAGTATTTGTGGCTGACAGAATACTTAATTCTCAAGGCAGATCTGGAACAGCTGACAATGATCTTAACTCGATTAGAAACACAGGTGTTGTACCTGGTGGCTATTCAGTTAATCATTATCTAACTGATCCGGACGCATACTTTATCCTTACTTCTGTGACGGCAGCAGGCGAAGGTCTTAAAATGTTCCAAAGATCTCCAATGGAGACTTCTATGGAACCAGACTTTTCTACTGGCAACATCAGATATAAGGCTAGAGAAAGATATTCATTTGGTTTCTCTGATTGGAGAGGAGTCTTTGGATCTCAAGGTGCATAGTTTGAAGTAGTAATACACTTTTTACCTCAGTATTACATTGAAGGGCCTTAATTGGCCCTTTTTTTATGCCTAAAATAACTTATGTTAATTTGTATAAATAGTTGCATATTTGTGTATATTTGCTACTATAACTATGTGAGTAAATTAATTTGTAATCAAAAGGAGGGATTATGATAACAGTATTTCATGCAAACAAGCTTGGTGATAACACCAAAGGTTATACAAAAGTGGCGGAGGTTGATGTCGATACAATCAACGAGGCTTACGCATTAACCAACAACATCAACGGCTCTTGGTCTAGGGGTCCAGAGCTTGAGTATGACGGCAAAAAATTTAATAACGACGACTATGACCTAAGAATCAAATTAACGACAGATCTTATAACCAACAAGAGAACTGGCCAAGTCATGGGTTTAAGATCTACTTCTAGTGGTGACGTTATCTATGACGGTAGCAAGTATTGGTTCTTAGTTCCAATGGGTGCGGGCAGAACTGGTCCTATTTACAAAACTCATGGTGACACGGTTGCCATAGACAATTTTGATATTAACGGTTTCATTTACAACGAAAAGGAGGTTGCGTAATGATAAATAATGTAATTTACAACAAAGATTCAGCTGATAACGCAGTTGTAGTTGATGATTATCCTTGGGGATATAAGCTTAGAACCAAGAGAAAGTATTGGATTGAGACAACTAAAAAAGGCGACAGACTTTGTTATCAGACTCTAAATCCAAAAACTGACAAGTGGTGCGCTGTTAAAAAAAGCACTTATGCTGGCATTAAGGTTCTTTACGAGAATGAAGATGGTCATATTAAAACTCTATCTTTAAAGCCAGAGTGGGACAGCAAAGAATGGCTTGCAGAGTTTCTAGAGCTTGTAGACGAAACTAAGTTGACTGATGCTCAAAGAGCAAAAATTTGTGAAACCAAGACAATTCATCATTGTCAAAAACTTATAAAGGTTGAGATTGTTAATACAACAATGATGGATCAAGAAGAAAAGGCAAAAAGAGATGCCGAGCAAGAAGAGATCAAAGACAAACTAAACAGCTATGCCAACCATATTTATGGTGAGTGCTTGGTTAAAAATGGCATAGCATGACAGAGATAACCAAAATATTTGTTGACATGGACGGAGTCTTAGCTGACTTCGTCCGTGGTGTTGAAAGCTCCAAGTATCTTAACGGACCGTTTATTAGGCAGGCGGCCTATGACGATCAAAAACTTAAGTTTACTAATGCTGGTTTATTCCGAGATCTACCACCTATGAAAGATATGCAGGCTTTGGTTAATTATTGCAAAAACTGTGGTATTGATTGGGAAATTTTATCTTGCTCTGGCATGATAAATAGAAACAAAGCGACCAAAGATAAAATTCATTGGATTAGAAAATATGTACATCCAAGCGTCATCATTACATGCACGCTCAAAGGCAAAGACAAAGCTGTGTTTGCTAGACCAGGACATGTCTTGATTGATGATAAACAAAGCAATATTAAGGCGTGGCAAGACGCAGGTGGCTATGGCATCTTACATATTGACGCTAAAACCACGATAGATCATCTAAATAAGCTTAACGGCGCTAATCCATACAGCTAGTTCTTAGTTGCGTAAATAACAGCCAAAGAGTATTATCAATACTGTAGAAATGAATGTTGCAGGCATGGTGCTTGCAATGGCTAATTTTAAAGGAGGCTGTTTATGACTACACATTTTACCTCTGGCGTAACAAACGTCAGCGCAAGCGGTTCAGGCGGACACGTTAAACAACCAAGCAGACACAAGTATCACGAATACTTTAATGACTTTGATGTTTATACAGCTGCTGACTGGACTATAACAACAACAGAAGACGGCTCAGGCTCTGCGGCTGAGGCATTAGTCGATGGCGACGGTGGACTTTTACAAGTAACCAATGCAGCTGGAGACAATGACCATGACTTCTTTCAACTTAAAAAAGAAGGTTTTAAATATGAAGCAGGAAAACAATTAGGTTTCTATTTCAGATTTAAGGCTAGTGACGCTACACAATCTGATGTAGTAGCTGGGTTGCAAGTAACTGACACTACACCGTTAGACGTATCTGATGGCGTTTTCTTCTTAAAAGCAGATGGCGCAGCTACAATTGACTTTGTGGTTGAAAAAGACGGCACGCAATCTACTCTAACTTTGCCTAATTCATTGGCAGATGACACGTTTATGACTGTTGGTTTTTTATATAATCCAAAAGATCAGAAGTTCCATGTCTATCAAAATAATGTTTTAGCAGGCACAGTTGTTAGCACAAATGCTCCAGACGATGAAGAACTTAACGTAAGTTTTGGTATTCAAAATGGTGCGGCTGCTGCTAAAGTTTTAACTGTGGATTATGTACATGCTTTAAAAGAGCGTACAGCTAATACAGAACTTTAAGGAGTAAATAATGGCTGATACAGTAACCTCACAAACCATTCAAGATGGTGAGAGGCTTGCCATAGTTAAATTTACAAATGAATCTGATGGTACGGGCGAAGCTTCTGTCAAAAAAGTTGATGTTTCAGCTTTGAAAGCAAATGGCAGAGGTCTCGCATGTACTGGTGTATCTATAAGCAGAATACATTGGTTTTGCAGAGGTATGGGCGTTGACATAGAGTTTGACGCTAGTACCAATGTGTTGGCGGTACCGTTGCCAGCTGATAGTAGTGGCGATGAATACTTTGACCAATTCACAGGCATACCTAACAATGCAGGTTCAGGTGTAACTGGAGATATTGATTTTACCACGGTAGGTCACTCCAATGGCGATGCATACTCTATCATTTTGATATTAAGTAAAAATTACGGTTAATGGCTGTAAAAAAACCTAAAAGGCGCGCGAAGGCAATTCGCCGCACTGTGGGTAAAGGTGGAAATTACCGCTCTACTAAAAGTGGAGCGGGAATGACCAAAAAGGGAGTTGCTGCATATCGAAAGAAAAATCCTGGTTCTAAGCTCAAAACTGCTGTTACTGGCAAGGTAAAAAAAGGCAGTAAAGCTGCAAAAAGACGTAAGTCTTATTGTGCTAGATCTCTAGGACAACTCAAGCGAAGTTCAGCTAAAACAAGAAATAACCCAAATTCAAGAATAAGACAAGCAAGACGCAGGTGGAAATGTTAAATGATAAAAAAAAGAAACCAAAAAAAGAAAGTAAACAAAGTTATTAAAGGCTTAAAAAAGGCAAGTGCCTTACATGCTAAACAAGCTAAAACATTAGGATCTTTAAAATTTAAGAAAGGCGGTGGTGCTAAGAAAAAATCAGGCGCACCTAGCAATGTTAGTAATCCAAGTCTCTACGCAAGAGTCAAAGCAGAAGCTAAACGAAAGTTTGATGTGTATCCTTCGGCCTACGCAAATGCTTGGTTGGTTAGAACTTACAAAAAACGTGGCGGTAAATATAAGGGAGCTAAGAAAGCTGTTGGCGGTGAGGTAAATAACAAAAACCTAAAACCAATACCAGCGCAAAACAAAGGCTTACCTAAACTTCCAAGAAAAGTTAGAAATAAAATGGGTTATATGCGTAATGGCGGAGCTGTTGCTATGGTGCAAGGCAGAGGTTGTGGCGCCATGATGGATTCAAAACGTAAGAAAACTAGAGTGCCCAGAAGTTAAGTGAAGAAAAAAAGAGATCCAAAAAAAGGAAGAGGCAAAAAACCAAAAGGATCTGGTAGGCGTTTATATACAGATGAGAACCCAAAAGACACTGTTCGTATTAAGTTCGCAACCATGAAAGACGCAAACGCAACGGTTAATAAAGTTAAGCGCATAAAAAAACCGTTTGCTAGAAAAATACAAATCTTAACCGTAGGCGAACAAAGAGCTAAGGTTATGGGCAAAACAGGTATAGCTAATGTTTTTAAACGCGGCAAAGAAGCTATTAGAAGGACAAGGAAAAAGTAATGTCATTAAAAGAGTGGTTTGGTAAAGGTCCAAAGGGTGATTGGGTTGATATAGGTGCGCCCAAGAAAAAAGGCAAATTCCAAAAATGTGGCCGCGCAAAGGCAAAAGGATCAAAGCGTAAGTATCCAAAATGTGTTCCAAGATCAAAAGCTAGCAGAATGAGTAAATCACAAATTAAATCTGCGGTCACTAGAAAAAGAGCTAAAAAACAAGGTGTAGGCGGAAAACCAACTAATGTGAAAACTTTTGTCGCAAAAGGTGGTATGATTAATAAAAATTCAAGCATGGGATTGTTTGGAAGGAGATAAAAATGAAAGGAACTAAATACAGAGCCGGAGGCGGCGGTATGAAAGGCACCAAGTACAGAGCCGGAGGCGGCGGTATGAAAGGCACCAAGTACAGAGCTGGCGGTGGCGGTATGAAAGGCACAAAAGGCTTTGCAAAAGGTGGTGCTGCATTAATGAGCGAAATGAAAGCTAATCCTGGCGTTGGTAATATGCCAGCGTCTGTGAGAATGGCTTTGGGTGGCGATATTGCAAAAATTAAGAGCACAAAAGGCATGGCTAAAGGCGGTGCTATGAAGGGCACTAAATACAGAGCTGGTGGCGGTGCTATGAAGGGCACTAAATACAGAGCAAAAGGCGGAAAAAGGTAAAACTTTTTAATTAAATAAGGTGGCGTATTTAATATCAAATATCCCGCAGTTCAAATGCTGGGTAAGAAAAGAGTTTACAACTAATCATCAACATGGTCATAGGTAGTGAATTTTACATGGGCAAATACATGTTTACTGTGGATTATACTGACCACTCTATTGCAGATGATCCAGCACAACATAAACAAAGCCATGTTTTATATTTAACAGACGCAGGTGAATACACTGGTAATTTTGTGGCTTTACCTAACAACCGAGTCCGAGCAACTAATCCTGCCTTGTGGCGTACTGGTGAGGGAGCTCCTGATTTTGCACCATCACAGTGGGTACACTCAGCTGAAGCACATGAAAGTTATACAGATCCAGCTATAACATTTGACAATTTATATGCTTCGGAAGAAGATATA